CCAAGCGCTTGAGTGTAACCTCAGGCGTATTTGGATTATCACCAACGTCCACACCACGCTTTAACACGACAGTGCGAACACCCTTTTGGTTGCTAGTATCGAGTGCAACCAACCCGTTATAAGATGAAGTCATAAGACTATCTCCTAGGTTGTGCCACACACAGACCACGCTGTGCGTGGCGGGTTAATGTCATTGGGAACCATTCCCGCTGACAACTTCACTAAAGCAAAAACTGTACACTATGTCAAGTTACTAGGAAAACTGCGGATTACAGGGGGGGTATATTTTCGATTGACCGATTACCCATAGGGTGTGTCGGAGGGGGGTACATGGATTGGCATTGACGACCGCCTTGTATATAAGTAACCCTCTCATAACACGAGCCATTTTTTAGAAGGTGTAAAGTTACAAAGTTTCTTGACAGGATTGTACATTACACATAGGATCAACCATATGGATACACTACCACTTAAACATACTAAGTGGTCGAACCGACTAGCTTTCGATATAGCGCTTATGCTAGAGGGCAGTGGCGAGACCTTGGACGAACTGAAAGACCGACACTCGGTTAGTACCGATGATGTGTTGGTGTTCAACAAAGACCCTGTGTTTCTCAAGCAGGTCAACTCTTATAGGGATGACATTAAAGAGAAAGGCATGACGTTCAAGCTCAAGGCCCGCGCACAGGCGGAAGAACTCCTGACAACTAGTTGGACATTGATTCATTCTCCAGAAGTATCGCCTGCAGTTAAAGCTGACTTGATAAAGTCAACTGTTAAGTGGGGCGGACTAGAACCAAAGAACGATACAGCTATAGAGGGGCAAAGTGGCGGAGTTAAAATTACAATTAACCTCGGAGGTCAAGAGCACATCGCAACGACCACTATTGATCAAGAACCTGAGAGAGAGGTTCTCGAACATGTACGAGGGGAAGCCGATGGCGACATTCAAGACACTGGATGAATGTGAAGCTATAGGTAAACTACTTGAACTTGAGGGTGTTGCTTTCAGACAGAAAGTGCTGCGTAAGAACTCCAACGTTAGTAAACCCTATGCTATAATTATACTGAGTAAGATATGAACATAGACTTTACACCATCAAAAACATGCGCAGGTTTTATGAAGTCTGATGCGAAGATGCGTGTACTTATGGGGCCAGTCGGGTCAGGTAAGTCGGTGGCGAGCTGTTTTGAAATTGTCCGTAGGGCATCACAACAAGCTCCCAGTCAGGATGGGGTGAGACGCTCCCGTGCTGCGGTTGTTCGTGAAACTGTTCGTCAGTTGACTGATACGACCATTAAGACGTTTCTCGATTGGTTCCCACCAGGTACGTGCGGTAACTTCATGCGTACAACTAAAACCTATTTCTTTAAGGTTGGCGATGTCGAGTGCGAGATTATGTTTCGTGCACTCGATGATGCAGACGATGTGGCGAACTTGAACTCGCTTGAGCTGACCTTTGCATGGTTCAATGAGTGTAGAGATATTAACCCAGAGATCGTGGATGCCATGTCCAAACGTATTGGGAGATACCCGTCTGCTAAAGATGGAGGGCCCTCATGGTTTGGTATGTGGGGAGACACGAACCCCCCAACTATGGATACATGGTGGTATTACCAAATGGAAAAGCTAGACCCGAAAGATGGAGTCAGCGATAACGACAATGGTTGGGATGTGTTCAAACAACCATCAGGTAGAAGCGCTCTCGCAGAAAATGTGGAGAATTTACCAGATGGATATTATGACACCCAAGGCCGTTCAGAAGATTATGTCCGAGTCTTTATTGACGGTGAGTACGGACTCAGCTCAGCGGGGCAACCAGTGTACAAATACTTTAGGCCAGACTACCATATGGCAACGTCTACGCTCGCTCCTATTGTTAATGGTGTGCGCTCTATTATTGTCGGTATGGACTTAGGCTTGACACCAGCAGCAGTTTTTGGTCAATTAGATCCTCGCGGGCGAGCGCTGATATTTGATGAAGCTGTCTCCTTCGACATGGGCATCCAGCGTTTCGTCCGCACCATTGTCCGCCCGCTTCTCTATGAAAGATTTTCCAGCTGTCCAGTTATAATCGTGGTTGATCCTGCTGGTACACAGAGAGCACAGACTGATGAGCGTTCTGCTGTTGACATAATAAAAGCAGAAGGCTTCAAAGTATTTCCTGCAAAAACTAACAGTGTGTCAGCTAGGCTGTCAGCTGTCGATGACTTTCTCATGCGGCAGGCAGACGGAGACTCTGCATTTTTACTTGACCCTCGCTGCACACATCTTAAGTCAGCCATGATGGGTGGATATAGATTCCATAAGAAAAATGGAACTATAGAAAAAAATAAACACTCACATGTAGCTGAGGCTTTACAATATTTAATGATGCATATACATTCTATAGGTGAAGGCACACTCACCCCTCAAGCTCGTGAAGTGCGCAAAGTAGCAGCTGTAGGGTGGACATAGCTTTCGGCTTGTTAGACCTCCCACGGGTTGGAATGTTACTCCACTGGCAGACCTCCCTGACTTAAGCCCCGTCAAGTTTTACTCCTTTCCACTTGACGGGGCTATTTTTTCGAGTAAACTATAACAAGTTGTCAGTTATTGGAGGTGGCTATGGCAGGTAAATGCGGAGGTGGTAAACCTTACATGAGGACATCTGACAACCCCAAAATGAATGGGGGTGACGGTGATGTTCGTAGACCATACATTACAGGCGGGCTAGTTGGCCCTGCTATGAGGTATAGTGATGATATGGATAAACGTAAAAAACGTGATGATGATGAGGATGAAGACGAAGAAGAAAGAATGGCTAAAGCTAGAAGATCTCGTAAAAAAGGTTCAGGCTACGGAACAGGGATGGCGTAATGGTTGGGCTTAGAATGTTACGTGTTGTAGGCAATGCAGAACTTGTAGCTGAAGAAGAAGCTGCGGCAAAGGCTGCTTTGCAAGACAGACAGAATGAGCCTTATATACTGGGATTACACTCGTATATACAAGAGTGTTGGCATGCAGCTAAAGAAGCTAAAGATCCTATTGAAGATATTATGCTTAGAGCCTTGCGGCAACGTAATGGTGAGTACGAAGCAGATAAGCTAGCGGCTATCCAAGCTCAAGGCGGTTCAGAAATTTACATGATGTTAACTGAAGTCAAGTGTCGAGGCGCTGAGTCTTGGCTACGTGACATACTGTTAGATTCAGGTACACCCCCTTGGGATTTAGAACCTACACCTATTCCAGAACTTACACCTCTACAACAAGCAGAGATTCAAGAAGCGTTTGCTGAATCTGTTGTTGATATGATTAAACAGTTAGGGCAAGCCCCTACACCAGCTCAGCTTAGTGAATTGAAAGAGATGGTGACTCAAGATTTCCGATTCGGAATGTTGCAGGGTGCACAGAATCGTGCAGACAAAATGAAGATTACTATTAATGACCAGTTTGCTCATGGTGGTTGGTCTGAGTCATTTAATGAATTTATTACTGATTTAGTAACTTTTCCATGTGCTTTTCTTAAAGGGCCTGTCATTCGCAGACAGAGGCGTATTAAATACGACCAGTCGTCTGAGATGACCACAGTCAGTGCCGATGAGGTTATAGCACCAGAGTTTGAACGGGTTGATCCGTTTAATATTTATCCAGAGCCAGGAGTTTCACATATAAATGACGGTTATCTTTTTGAGCACCACAAGCTCAGCAGATCTGATCTTTCCGATCTTATTGGTCTGCCTGGGTATGATGACGATGCTATTCGTGAGCTGTTAGAACTAGGTGTGAATGATTATGGCAGCTGGATAACAGAAGATTTTGAATACACAAAGGATGAAGAAGAACGTAAATTTAGCACTCATAGGCGACCTACAAGTATGTATGATGCCTTAGAGTTTTGGGGCAAGGTTAGCGGTCAGATGCTTGTTGAGTGGGGTATGGACGAAGAAATGGTTCCAGACCAAGCTAAAGAGTATGACGCAAACGTATGGGTGATAGGTAATTACGTAATTAAAGCGGTCTTAAATTACGACCCATTAGGAGAAAAGCCATATGCTAAAACATCGTTTATTAAATCCCCTGGGGCGTTTTGGGGTAAAGGTATACCAGAAATTATTGAAGATGTCCAAAATGTTTGTAACGCAGCTACAAGAGCGCTTGTTAATAACATGGGCATATCTAGCGGGCCTCAAGTCGAAGTTAACCTCGAAAGAATCCCGCCGAACGAAGACATCACGCAGCTCCACCCGTGGAAAATCTGGCAAGTAACAAACGATCCCCTTGGAGCTAACGCACCTGCAGTTAGGTTTACACAGCCTGAAGATAATGCAAATACGTTAGCGGCTATATATGATAAGTTTGCTAAGTTGGCAGATGACCATAGTGGCATTCCTTCCTATGTCACTGGAGACTTGAACGTTCAGGGCGCAGGTCGAACTGCCTCTGGACTTTCAATGTTGATGGGATCAGCGGGTAAAGGTATACGTCAAGTAGTTATGCATATAGATAACGATGTTATCAAACCAGTTATCCACAGAATATTTTTATATAATATGCGGTATAACGATGACGAATCTATCAAAGGTGATTTAGCTATTGTACCAAAAGGTGCTGTTAACCTAGCTGTTAAAGAAACTGTTAATATCAGACGTATTGAGTTTCTTAATGCTACAGGTAATGAGATTGATTCACAGATCCTTGGCACAGAAGGCAGGGCTGCTATTCTTAGAGAAGTTGCTAAAGGGCTTCAGATGCCAGTCGATGATATTATTCCATCGAAAGAAAAAGAGGCATTTAAGACTCGCATGCTAAAAGCACAGCAGGAGATGGCTCAAGCACAGCAGCCACAGCAAGGACAAGTAGTTGATCCAGCTGGTAATCCAGCAGGTGGTATGGCTGCGAACACAGTTCAAAACAGGTCTACAGGGAATAGCCAATGATTAGACCTGATGCTAAAACATTACAAAGTATGGCGGCTGTATCTAAACAGTTTCCAGAGATATTAGAATTTATTGAGACTTGGAGGTTACATGAGTTAGAAACCTTACCAAGTGTCATTAATAACGTGGCACTACAACAGGGGCGGTGTCAAGTTCTTGGCGAAATAGTCAAGTTAATTAAAGAAGCCCCATCAACAGCGGCAAAGGTTTAGTATGACCAGCCGCCTAACACGCATACCTTAAGGAGCGAAAAATGGCAATACCAAAGCAAGTTCAGAAACAGTCTGAGGCAGTACAAGAGTTGTATAAAGAAATAAATGGCACTGAAGAAGTGAATGAGAATCAGGAAACCCCTCAAGAAGAGGAGGTTACTGAGGCTGTTCCTGCTGCCGACAGTGTAGAAGAAGTTGCGGTCGAGTCTTCTGGAGAGCACTCAGAAGACAATCAAGAAAAGAGTACTACTAATTGGCAACAAAAGTACAAGACTCTTCAAGGAATGTATAACGCAGAAGTTCCTCAGCTAAAACAAATGGTGCAGGAACAAGGTGCTAAGATAACCCAGTTCGAGCAGTTGATAGCTAATATTAATAAACAGAAGCAACAGCCGCAAGAACCTCCAAAGCCAATACTCTCAGAGAAAGAGGTTGAGGAGTATGGTGAATCTATAGACATCATGCGTAAAGTTACCAAAGAAGAGACGGGTAATTTGTTAGGAGAAGTTAGCGCTTTGAAAGCACAAATTGCTCAAATGACACAGAATACTGTTCCGCAAGTTCAGCAACTAGCTAATCAAGTTGGTGATACCCAAGAACAATTATTTTGGTCTAAACTTTCTACTATTGTTCCAGACTGGCAGAGTATTAACGAAGACGATAATTTTCAAGCATGGTTGTTAGAAGTCGACCCACTAACGGGTATGGCAAGGCAAGCATATCTTGAAGATGCTCAGCGTAAATATGACACTGACAGGGTAGCAGCATTCTTCACAACTTGGTCAGGCTTAAACGGTAACGGATCTGCTCAACAGGTAAAGTCCGCAAATCAAGACGAACTAAAGCAACAGGTTGCTCCTAAGAAAACTAGGAGTGCTGGAGCTAATGCACCTGCTGGATCTAAACCATCGTATAGCACAGCTGATATAGCTGCGTTTTATGATGATATACGTAAAGGTAAGTTCAAAGGTCGTGATGATGAGAGGGCAAAAATTGAACGTGACATCTTTGCTGCTCAGGCAGAGGGTCGCATAACTTAAACATGTGTTAGGAGGCCAAAATGGCATACGCAACATCCCCTGGGCATCCGCAGTATACTGGGAATTTTATTCCTGAGATATGGTCGGGTAAGCTCATTGAGAATTTCTACGATGCAACAGTGCTCGCAGCAATCTCTAACACCTCCTACGAAGGTGAGATTCGTAGCATGGGTGATACGGTTAATATCCGTACTACTCCTGAAATTACTATCCAGACATACGTCAAGGGTCAAACTCTTAACGTAGAGCAGCCTGATAAGCCAAAGCTACAGCTGCTTATTGACAAAGGTGAGTACTTTGCCTGTATCGAAGACGATGTAGACGAAGTGCAAGCTGACGTTAATATGATGGATCAGTGGTCAAAAGACGCTTCAGAGAGAATGAAAATCAAGATTGATCAAAGAGTCTTGACTGATCTTCTTCCTGATGTATCTGCACTAAACAAAGGTACAACAGCTGGACGAATTTCTGGCGATATTGACCTTGGTGCAGCAGGTAATCCAGAAGCAATTACTGCCAATAATGTTATTGGTAAGATTATTGATATGGGTACTGTGCTTGACGAAGCTAACTGTCCTGAAGGAGATCGCTTTATAGTGATCCCTGCTAAGATGGCTGGTATGATCAAGCAATCTGATCTGAAGGATGCGTCTATCACTGGAGATGGTAATACACCTCTTCGTAACGGACGTTTGGGCATGATTGACAGGTTTACTGTTTATGTAAGCCACAATCTTTACAAGAACGGTTCTGAGTTCAGCGTTATCGGTGGACACAATATGGGCTTCACATTTGCATCTCAGATGACAAATATGGAAACCATCCGTTCTGAAACAACTTTTGGTAACATCATTCGTGGTCTTCAAGTTTACGGCTATAAAGTCGTTAAGCCTGAAGCTCTTGCCACGATGGTTGTTACTCTTTAATAGGAGGATCAGATGGCTGCTTATACAGATACACACGGCTTTGATAAAGGTTCTGCTGGACATCCAGCTAAGGGCATTAACAGAGTCGGGTACATGGAAGTCGATTTGGACTTTGCTAAAATCACTACAGCTAGGGCTGCAGCAGGTGCTACAGCTCTTGCCGCTGGTGACTCTATCGAAGTGCTTTCGATTCCAGCTAACACACTAGTGTTGGCAGTTGGTGCAACTACTATTACTGCTGAAGGTGCAGCGTCAACATTTGATCTCGGTCTTACAGGCGGAGATGTTGACGGTTTTGTTGATGGGGGCGATGCTAATACAGCGGGTACTACATCTTCAAACGGTGCACTTTTGAATGGCGATAATCAGAGCCACTATTTTGCAACTGCAGATACCATTGATATGCTTATCGGTGTGTCTGGAGCTGTAACTGATGCGGCTAGGATTAAAGTTTGGGCAGTAGTTGTTGATTGTTCAACAGTCGCCTAAAGGATTAGGGGGGCGGGTTAGGATTCGCACTGCGATGCCCCCCTACTCTAAAAGGACATAGTATGGCTAAAATCAATAAAGCTAAAATGGCATGTAACAAACCGAAACGTCAGGTATCTGGCGGTAAGAAGTTTGTTGTTAAAGCGTGTCAGGGAGGCAAAGAAAAAATTATTAGATTTGGCGATGCCAATATGAAGATTAAAAAGAATCAGCCAGGTCGCAGAAAGAACTTTCGTGCTAGACATGGTTGTGACAGCAGGCCACCGTCTAAGATGACAGCTAGATATTGGTCATGCAAGAAATGGTAAGTTATGGGTAAGAAAGACGCATGTTATCATAAGGTGAAGAGCCGCTATAAAGTTTGGCCCTCAGCATATGCATCAGGGGCTTTAGCTAAATGTAGAAAAGTAGGCGCTTCTAATTGGGGCAACTCTAAAGTTAGGAAGACTACCAGAAAGAAAAAATGATATGGCAGTCAGAAAAACAGCGGAAGGGGCAAAATTAAAACGATGGTTCAAGGAGAAATGGGTTGACGTTCGTACGGGGAAGGCATGTGGCAGACGTAAAGGTGAAAAACGGGGTACTCCATATTGTCGCCCATCCAAGCGTATCAGTTCTAAGACTCCCAAAACATCTAGTGAACTTAGTGCATCCGAAAAGAAAAGTAGGATCGCACAGAAAAAACGACTTGGACAACCAGCAGGAAAGCCAAGGCGAGTTAAATCAGTAAGAAGGAGAAAGAAATGACACGATGGTTAAAAAATATACAGGATGGTGAAATCTATGGATGGAATGAAATCCTAGCTGCTAATCCTATGACTAAAGAAGTTACTGAGGAAGAAGCATTTCCAGAAAAATTTATGACTAAAAAACAAAACGGGCGTAAGGCTAAGGTAAACATGGAAACAAAAGTTGTGGATGACACACCTAAAGTTTCTGCAGAGCTAGAAGAAGAGGCTACAAAAGGTTTAACCAGAGCTAGAAACGACAAAGGTCATTATATAGCTGATGATCCTGATACGCCTGAGAATGAGGCTTGGGTAGATGATTCTAAATGATGTTATAGCGGAAGTCCGTGATCTAATACAGGATACAGATGCAACAGGGTATCGTTATACAGATGCTATGCTGTTGAAGTTTGCCAATCAGGTTTTAAGAAGAACAGCTATATTTAGACCTGATTTGTTTTCATTACAGACAAATCTGGCTTGTGTTGCTGGTACAGTTGTACAGTCAGCACCTGCTGATTCTATTAGATTAATGGAAGTTTACTATAATGTTAATGGTAATGGGATCATAGAAACTACACGGGAAGTTTTAGATCAAGCATATCCATCTTGGATGACTGATAATGCTGCTAGCACTATTAACTGGATTAGAAATATACGTAATCCAAATAAATTTTTTATATATCCGAAAGCTCCTACCTCTCACGAGATAGTAATTGAGTATGCTCAAACTCCACCTATTTACACGGGAGCACAAGCAGTAGCTTTACTGCCTGATGCATATTTTCCTGCCATTGTAGATGGTACAGTATTTTTAGCGGAGTCTATAGATAATGAGCATGTTAACTCAAATAGAGCTGCACTTTTCCAGCAGTCCTTCTCACAAGCACTTGGTATATCCTCGCAGACTAGACAGATTACTGATACAGAAGGCGGCGGAATATCTGAAGAGGAGGTTGTCTAATGCCAACAAGATTCGACAGTCTAGTGCCAAGGTTATCACCCAGTGTCCCAGGATGTCCACAGCCTGTTATAGAACAGTATGTGAGAGATGCTGCTATAGATGCGTGTGAAAAAACTCTGGCTTATAGACATATACAAACTAAAATACCACTAACTACAGGGGTGTATGATTATCCTTATGACCCCCCAACTAACACTGAGGTTCATGCGTTTTTGAGTGCTTCTATAGATGGCAATCATATGACAGCATTACCTTTAGAAGATTTCCAAGATAGGTTTCCTAAATGGCCTGATTTTGTGGCTGCTGATTATGGGATTCCAAGGTATATCTCACAACTTGATGCTGATACATTTATTGTAACACCTACACCTGATAATGCTAAAACTTATGAGATACGTATGGTTATTGCTGTTAAACCATTACGTACAGCTTTAGAAATGGACACTACAGCATTTGATGAATTAGAAAATATTATAATGCACGGAGCACTTCAAAACTTACTAATCTTACCTGAACGAACATGGTCAGACAGAGAGTTAGCTGCGTATCACGCTAAGCAATTTTTACATAAAACTGCAGAGCGAAGAGCTAGAGCTAACCTTGGTGCAGCTAGAAACTCGCTACGTGTTAAACCAGTAGCTTTTGGATGTTGAGGTGATATATGGCTGATGTAATTAGATTAGTAAAAGGTAATTCAAAACCTGACATTATAGTTACTTTAACAGATGATTCTACTGGTGGTGCTATTGATCTTAGCGCTGGTACTACAGCTATCACTGTAAAGTTTCGTAAACAAAATACAACTACTGTATTGTCTACAATAACTGCTAATAAAGTTAGTGGTGGAACTGGAGGGCAAGTACAGTTTGATTTTGCTGGTGGTGTACTTAATGTAGACCCTGGAATGTATGAAGGTGAAGTAAATATAGATTTTAATGGTGCTATTCAAACTGTTTATGATGTAATTAAATTTAGAGTACGGGATAACTTCTAATGCCCAACATACGTCTTAAAGCCGCTACTCAAGGTGGTCTGGCTTTTGATGTATCTGCCAGATCTGCTTCTAGTAGTCTTTCAGGCACTGGTATTTCACTCGAAGCAGAACCTCAAGATAGTGAAATATTTTTAGCTGCTGATCCAGTTATAACTGAAGTTATATATAGAGCTTCTGCTCGTGCATTGCAGCACGAGATATTTATGACGTATGAAGCTATACCAGTCATTAATCTACCAGCAGAAACTGTAGTTACTTCAGATTCTATCGGGCCGTTTATTATAGGATTTAATCCTAGTGATACGCCTGTTGTTACAGATCTTCCTGCGTTTACTATAGGCTTTAACTCTTTAGTTGACACAGCCTCTATTACAGATTTACCAGCGCTTGAGGTAGGACGACCTTTAACTGATAACTTTTCTATAACTGATTCTATAGGGCCATTTACAGTAGGATTAAATCCTAGTGATAGTATTAATACAGCTGATTCTATTGGGCCGTTCACTATAGGTTTTAACTCTTTAACTGATGTAGCCTCTATTACAGACCTTCCTGCGTTTACTATAGGTCTTAATTCTTTAGCTGATAGCTTTTCTATGACTGACTCTATAGGGCCGTTTGCTATAGGTTTTAATCCTAGTGACACGGCAAATATGTCAGATGTATTTGAGCCTACTATGACGTTTAGCAGAACGTTTGCTGATACTCCTGTGGTAAGCGAAGCTGATGCAAAAACAACTACTAAGGTGTTGCCTTTAGATAAAGAAGATGAAGTAACAGTTACGTACACACAGGCGTATTCTTCTGGTGGGGCGCAGATTATATTTAACAGTAATTCTGTACTGCCAGGTAGAAATCAAAACTGTGCGTGGGCAGCAGATATACAACTTAAATCATCTTACTCAAGTGCTGAGTGTATATGGGATGTAGGTGGGGCTTTTCACGGATCTTACCTAGGTATAACTAGCACAGGAAAACTACGATTCAGAGGTGGAGAAGGTAGAAATACATTTCAAACTACATCCACAAATGGGTTTGTAGTTGAGATAGATATAGCTGACTACCCACAGTTTTTTGACAACCAGACACATACCTTGGCTTGGGATATATCCATGACGGATAAACGAGGTAGGTTATGGATTGATAATCAACTTGTTATGGAAGAGTCCTGCTCTGGTAATTTGGGTGCTGGTGGCGCTGGTGTCTGGGCTGGAGGTAATGATAGTGGATTTGGTGTTGGTAAAGGATCTAGTGTAGCTGGTGATGCTGATAATGTAAATCAGACTCTAAATCCTTACACAGGTACTATAACGGGTAATTTACGATTCTATCAAAACCAACTTTACACGGATGTAATAGGAGATTTTGCAACTCCGTCTGATGCTGCACCTATACATACAATAGGTAAAAATCCATCTGATAGTGTGTCAGCTTCTGATGTTCCAGCTTTTACTGCAGTTACAGGGTTTACAGATAGTGTTAGTTTAGGTGATGCTTTTTCTCCACAGGTGGCATACAGTAGATTATTTACAGATACTGTAACGTTATCTGATGCATCACCTACCTTTGTAGCTACTAAACCTATTGATACTAACACATCTACTGCTCAGGTAGATCCAGATCCAGTGGTTATGACAGACGCACCAGCTATGGTATTTACTAGATCACCATTTACAGACAGTGTGTCAGTTTCTCAAAATATAGTTTTACAGCCTATTAAAAGCGTGGTAGATTCAATTAGTGCATCTGACAACACGTATGAGATAGGTGCATCTTTTGAAGGTGACGGGGGTTTGTTTAATAGTGCCACACTTATTAGCTCCTCTCCACCGTTTAATGAAGAGTTTGTTCTGCAGACTTTTAGTAACTAGGAGGTAGTATGTTTACAGACGAAATTACGGTAACGGGTAAACTAAATGTTATACTTGTTGACCAAATGGGGATTGTCAAAGAAGAGCATGACTTTGATAACCTAGTAGTAACCGCAGGTAAAGGTTACATAGCATCACGTATGAAAGATGCTACAGCAACAGCTATGAGCCATATGGCTATTGGCACAGGAACTACAGCAGCTGCTGCATCTCAGACAGCGTTAGTCACAGAAGCAAACAGGCAAGCACTTACTAGTACTAGTGTGTCAGGTGCTGCTGTTACTTACTCAGCTACATTTGGAGCAGGTAATGGAACAGGAGCTATCACAGAAGCTGGCCTATTCAACGCTAGTTCTGGTGGTACTATGCTTTGCCGTACAGTATTTAGTGTAATCAACAAAGGTGCAGCGGATACGCTAACAGTTTCATGGACAGTAACGGTATCGTAAATGACAAACTACTCGTTAGTAAAAACAGCCAACAGTGCTAAAGGATCTTTAGCAGGAGGCATTTCTGCTAACCAAGGTACTTTGTCTTTGCTAGGTGGAGAGGGAGGTAAGTTCCCTACACTAGGTGCAAACGAATATTTTTACATAACAGTTACCTCCGCAGCACTTGCTACTAATACAGAGATTATGCGTGTAACTGCCAGGAATGCAGATACGCTAACAATTACACAAGCAGATGGCACTGCTAGGAATCTAAACAATACATTTTCTGCTGGTGATTCTGTAGAGATCCGTACAACAGCTAACTCTATTAATGATCTATTTGATCTAGATAACATTCTACCCAATGCTCCTACCCAACCTAATAAATTTAGTTTTCGTAATACAAACAATGATGGTTTTGTTTATAGATCTCTCGCAAACGGAAGTATAAGTTTTACCAGCGGAACTATCTATCAAAGTGACGAAGATGTTAAGTTTGCTATAAAATCCGATGGTACTAACTCCGATTATGTGGCATTAGCTCCAGATGATATATCCGAAGATACTAATACTAGTACAGGATATATGGGTTTACCTGTGCGAGGACATCCATACTTACCCTATCATAAAGCAGATCTACCTAATAATCTTGCTACAGAAGTATTAACATACACAGCACTAAACGCCGCAACTAATTCTGCAGCTACATATTCTACTAAAACTAGTAGCGATGATAATTCATTATATGCTCATGCAGAAAACCACGACATTCCTATAAGCGAAGGCTCTCTTGTATATTTAGCGAATGTGGTAAGTAACGACAGAGAGGTTGGTGCTTTTGGTGAATGGATAACTGCAAATACTACTAATGCTGTATCTAACAGTACTACTGTAGTTCTTGATACTGTGCGCAGAACAACAGGTATAACAGGCGCTGGCGGTAGCTTTGATGCTATTATAACAGCTCCTACTAATCAATGGGTGGGCAAATATTTATTACCAGTCGCTGGTGATGCTAGTGATATAAATATACCTCCAGGTACACACGTAGTAGAATGCACTATTGCAAACTATGGGTTAGCTAACTATGCAGTTACCCTTACGTTAAATAATAATGTGACTATACCACAGAATAACAGAATACAATTTCACGAACATAGAAAAACACAGTTAGGTACAGAGATGAGTGCATCTCAGCCTGAGACTGTGTATTATAAAAGGAATGCACTTGCTCCAGCTTCTACCACTGTAAACGGTGAAGCAGGTATTAAGAACGCAGCTAAAGATGCCTACATGCCTATTTCGGGTAAAACATGTAATATGTACATGGTTACTTCTGGACAGGGTGGCACAGCAGCTGGATTTACTGCTAGTCCATATTATGTGCAGCTAGATACTAACGATACTAATGGCCCACATACTCATCTTAGTGTTAAGTGCAAACCGCTTAGTGTAAACTCAGTATTTTCTGTACGGCTCTATTGTGGAGCTGCATACCAAGATAGTTCGTATGCATCTTTCGCAATACTATGCGATTTTATGGACAATGATCCACAGCCAAACAATACTAGAGAGTTTAAGAATCCTAATGATAATACAGTAGCAAAAGCTGTAATGATGGTAGGACGTCATATGGCGGATGACAGGTATAAAATACCAGAGTTTAATAATGCAAATCCAGGTGCAGCTGTTTCTGTTTCCACTTCTGAGTTTCTTCGCAGTGGTTTTTCTAATGGTAGACTTACTCCTGGTACGTGGCCTGATGATGCTACTAGCGTAAGTCAACAGCCTCAGTCTCAATCACCACTTTACTATGGTGGTAATCACGATAATTTATCTTTAGATGGCTCTGGTACAACTATGGATTTTGATACGGGGAACATGATTGCTGGTTACATAAGAGGTTTTCAGTCGTCTGTTCAATTTTTTAGACCAGGAGTAACTGATTTTATACGCTTTAGAGTATATTGTGTATCTCAAAATAATTCTGGCACTGTTTATTTTCCGTACCCAGATTATGGACAAGCAATGCTTATAGTTGAAGAACATCCACAACCTGAAGGGATGTTTGGGTTTGATATACCAGGTGGGTTGGATACTACAGCACATTGGAATGGGAATAACATAACATGACAAATTACCACGATATACAATTTGGAAATAATGCATATGGTACATTGTCACAAGCCTATGCCACAACTGCTACATCTATTGTACTAACGGCAGGTCATGGTGCTAGATTTCCTACACTTGCAGCAAATCAATATTTCTTTGCTACCTTATTAGATACAACTAATAATCTGGAAATAGTAAAAGTAACAGCTAGAGCCACAGATACTTTAACAATAGTTAGAGCACAAGAAGGTACTACAGCTAGAGCATTTGCTACTAATGACAGGGTAGAACTAAGAGTTACATCTGGCGGGCTTACTGTGTTGTCAGATTTAGATGAAATATTGCCAGATCAAACCTCTGCTAATGGTCAAGTACTAACAAGTACAGGTGGTACTGCAGGATTTGCAGCTTTAGATGTTACAGATTTTACTAGCCAAAATAATGCAAATTCTGGGTTCTTTGCTATACCTGCGGGTACTACAGCTCAAAGACCAGGATCACCACAAGCAGGTCATATTAGATATAATACAGATCACTATGGTGGAGCTAGACCCGAGTTCTACGCACAAAATAATGCATTCCTACCGTTAAACTCACCTATATTAAACAAGTATATAATAACAGCCTCAGCCTCAGCTTCTGGGTTTAGTGGGTTAAGTGAAGGTAAATTTCCATCAGGCACAAGTGCAGGTGGCTGGAGCACAGATGGTTTTACGCTAAATCAATTTCCTTTAACAGCAGTAAACGCAGGAACGCATAACATCTTGTCTGTTATCTGCAAACCTATGTCTACCAGTAGTGTGTTTCTTATAGAGGTTACAGGTACTTGGTATAATAATACTAGTTACACATACGCTACTATAGGCAGAAGTACATCGACTACTGCTGCGGGTACTACTACAGGTAGTACATTAAACGTAGCACATATAAGAAACGGAGGCGATGGTACAGATAACACAGCTCCATCTAATGCAATTTTGTCTTGGCATCATGGTGCTAGTGTTCACGCTGGAGGTTTTGCTACTTACGACACACCTAACACAACAGATTTTGTTAGGTACTGTATACATTTTAGTAACGATAATGACTACCAGATTTATTTTCCTTATCAAGGACAAGGAACAATGATAGTTACGGAAATAGATGGCACAGGAACTACAAAAGTATCTACTGATGCACCATTGGAGGTAAATACCTAATGGTTGCTGTAGCTTCAAATAATGCTAAAAGCCAAATAACAGGGGCTATAAGTACTTCTGCTACCACATTAACTGTGACTAGTGGTCAAGGTGCGTTGTTTCCTAATGTGTCAAGTTCAGGAACTGATTACTTTTATGCAACTCTTATTGATGCATCAGGTAATAATGAGATAATTAAATGCACTAACAGATCTACAGATACGCTAACTGTAGTTAGAGCGCAGGATGGTACTACAGCTAGATCGTTTAGTGCAGGTGATAGAATAGAAATGAGGGTTGTAGCTGCACTCGTAAATGACTTGTTTACACAAGCATCAGGTGGCGGTGGACAACGTACGGAATGGTATGGGTTTTATGTAAATGGAGATAATTTGAATATTGACTATACGGCTTCTGGTAGCACAGATAATTACATAGACTCAGATTACCCAGTTACTAAATTTGTCCCAGGAGATATGCAAGTAAGTATAAATGCTAGTGGACATTTAATATTAACAACTAGTTAGGATGTGTAATTATGGCAACAATAGATGTAGGAAAAATTAAGTTTACTTGGAGGAGTGCTTTCTCCACAAGTAACACTTACGAAAAAGATGATGTTGTTGAGCATAGCGGATCTAGTTGGGTATATGTAAACGCCACTAATAAAACAGGTAGTGCAGCTGGAGCACCTAGTAGCTCTAATAGCTCACACTGGGAGTTGATGGCAGAAGGTGGATTACCTACAACCACCGATGGTGATATTATTGTTCGTCATAGCGGATCTAATGTTAGGCTTCCTATTGGTACACAAGGTCAAGCCTTACTTGTACAAGATTCAAGTACAGTTGGGTATGGTGAAGTTGGCGGGTTTAATGGTTATAGACCTTTAACATCTAACCTACCAGATTATGCTAATGTCAATGGATCTAATGTATATGGCACTGATGGTAGTAGACCTTGGTTAGCTCGTTATAACGGTAAATCAGGTGCGACTGCGGACTGGATTCCACAGCACCCGTTTGCGTTGCAAAATTACTGTGGCCCAGTAAAACATGATTCTACTTATATGATTAATGCCACTCCTGGCTTGAGGTATTTATCTGACGACCATCAGATGATGACATCTGGGTATGGTCATTATGGAGCAGGCCCAATATTTACACAAACATATGATGAACAAATTAATCAGATGTGTAATCTTAGTAACGAATTTGGAAGTTTGGAAGATGGTGAGTATTTTGTAAGGTTTTGTCAGCAAGACGCTACAATAGCTATACTTACAAACAAAGGAAACGTTTTTGTTGGTGGGTATAATGGTTACGGACAGCTAGGTTTAGGTGATTATACAGACAGGTATCAAATTGTTAAAAATCCATACTTAGGCCCAAATGCTACAAACAATGGTATTACTATGGAAGTATCCTGTATTGTGACCAATGACCCTCGTGGTTATCAAGGTATGGGGCAAGGAAACTTTTATGTTATCACGCATGACGGCAGAGTGTTCTGCTGGGGTTACAATGGGTATAGCATGCTGGGTACAGGTAACACGACCAATCAAACTAAACCTGTTCTTTTAGATGGTAATGGTTTTGGTAATAACCCCTGTGTCATGATCTCAACTGGTTTTTCTTCTATATACGCAGTAGATGATCAAGGTCAGGGATGGTATGTAGGGTATGACTATAACGGACATAGTACTTTTGGCAGCGGTACTATCACCAGTACTATAAATTCAATGTCAGGTGTTACAGATGTAAAACAAATACTTAATGGCAATACTTACTATTATAATGGCGGTATCATTGGTACAGGTGCGTATATTAAATCTAACGGTAATTTGTATCTAATCGGTTATAATGGTAACTACAATTTAGGTACAGGTGATGCTACCAACCGTACTGCTTGGACTCAAGTAGATTCATCTTATAATTATGCAGCTATTCATCATGTAGGAGCTGGCTCTACATTTGGTTGGTGCGGTATTTTAGGTAATGTATCTAGTGGAAATACTGGGGGTGTAGATGGCCCTGGCGATGCTTATACCTATTGTCAAAATTCTAATCAAGGATTAGCAATTAGAACTGGTGGTTATGATGGGTATGGATTCCGTATGCTTAATAGTACCAGTATGCCATCTTCTAAATATGTATGGACTGCACCAGATGCAGATGTTTATGACGCATACCCAAGTAATGCTGGTAGTCAAAAAGCAAAACAAACTGTTTCATCTAGCGGAAACACTTTGACGGGTACAGATTTAACATTTCCAAGAACTCAGATAACTAGAGTTTGGCCTACTAGAAATTCAGGTTATCAATCTATGTCATTGCATATGTTAGATAACCAAAAAAGGATGTGGTATGGTGGTTATGCTCCTAACCCTATGCATTCAGGAACTAATAGTGGCACAATATATTTTACTAGAGCGCATTTGACGGAAGCCCCGTGGAATCATTCAGGTGCAGCAAATGCAGGTAGAGTAGGACATTTTTGGGGTAAGTCTCAGCCTTCGATTAAAGAATGGCATATAGAAGGACATTACTATAGCAGTTATTATCACTATGTTGTTGTTTTAACTGACGGAAGTATCTGGATGATGGGGAATAACTACTATTACAGTCATGGTACTAATTCGAATGTTCATTACTACTATTGGCATAGAAGGTCGTTATAAGGAGGTTCAGATGGCATTTACACCGTACATAACAAGAAAATTATATAAAACAACACTTGCTATGAAGGACATAGTACACCCCGAAACGTCTGGCCCTTTAGGATCTTGGACAGAAGAACAAGATTGGGTTTCTCCTGTAGAGTGGCATGTGCATGAAAATGGAACTGTATATGTTACATTTTGGGATGATTATAAAGATGCATTCAATAAAGCAAACAAAGACAAATTTACTTTAGCTGATGCTGATGACGTTAAAGTTGTACAAGCTATGTATGCAGAAGCCATACGAGCAAAGAAAGACATGCTTGTATCTAGGAAATATACTGCTGCTGAGTTAGCTGTTCCTGACACTGATACAAAAGCAGGTATAACAGAAATTAATAATGAAGTTGATGCAGAATTTAATGCAAAATGGATTATCTCGTAATGGCTAGAGTTGGTGAAGTAGAAAAAGATTTAGCAACGCATGAGGCAGTATGTGCTGAGCGTTATGAAATGATTTTATTTAGAATCAATCGACTAGAACGTATTCTAGTTGCTTGTGCAGGGATTTTGATCGTGGGATCAGGATCAGTATTGACAGCCGTACTTTTCAGATTAGGAGGTTAACGTGGCGTATACAATGAAAAACAAATCCAGCAATGGAAATGGGAAAGGCTTAACAGCTGCCCAGAAAAAACTACCGCCGTTTTTACAAAACAAGATTGTAAAAGCAAACAAAAATAAAAAGAATAATAAAAAAGGAACATAAAATGCCAAATGTAAAAGGGAAAAAGTATCCTTATACTAAAAAAGGTAAAGCGGCTGCAGCAGCTGCTATGAAGAAAAATAAAAAGAAAAAGAAGAAGAAAGGTAAATAGTGTCAATATGAGGGTTATAACATGGTCGTAGCAGAGACGCTTGCAGGTATAGCCCTCGTCAAATCAGCTGTAGATGGTATTAAAAGTGCCATCACTACAGCAAACGATGTGGGAGATATAGCAAAGCATGTAGATAAATTATTGCAAGGTCGAGACGAAGCACAAAAAGCTAAGCGTGATGCTAGCAGTGATCCTTTCAGTATTAAAAATATTGCAGAGGAAACTATAAACGCAAAGCTGGCTGAAGAACACCTCGATGAGATGCGACAGCTTATCGACCACAGATTCGGATTTGGGACATGGCAAGGTATTATAGCAGAAAGGGCTAGGAGAATACACGAAGCTAAAGAAGCGGAAAAAGAATTAAGACGGAGAAAAATGAGGGAACGACAAGAACTTACTGAAACTGTTACTATAGGCGGCGGTGTTATTATTGGTCTAGTTGTTGCATGTGTTGCAGTGTATTTCTTCTTTAGAGGAATATTCAAATGACCCAGAAAAAATTACAAAAGCAAAGTAAATTTGCTGAGTACGATGAAGACGGAGATGGCATTGTGAGTGATAAAGAATTATCTCACATAAAAGCTATCAAAGAAACTGAGACAGCATTACGAAGAAACTTAGCGCAGTTGCGTATGGCAAGATATACTCTTGTTGCTATGGGCGTATTTACTGCAGCCATGTTTTTCGTACCTCTGGAGAGAGTGCAAGCTCTCGCAGATATTAGTAACCTTTTCTATATATCAGGCGCTGGTATTGTAGGCGCATATATGGGAACTACAGCATGGATGGCTAGAAAATGATACAAGCATTGATTGGCCCAGTTACAGGGCTATTAGACAAATTTATAGAAGACAAAGATCAAAAAGCGAAGCTCGCTCACGACATAGCTACTATGTCAGAGAAACACGCTCAAGAATTAGCACTTGCCCAAATAGAAGTTTTGAAGGCAGATGCCCAAGGCAACTGGTTTCAAAGCTCGTGGCGACCCCTTATCGGCTGGATTTCAGGTCTCAGCCTAGGTATTAACTATATGGTCGCCCCAATTTGTGCAGGGTTTGGAATAACAATACCACAAGCAGATATGTCTGTGATGATGCCTCTAATGTTCGGCATGCTCGGAATCGGAGGAATGAGGTCATATGACAAGATGAAAAAAACGGATAGTAAAAAATGAGTTATGTATTGTCAGAGCGAAGTCTTAGTAGACTAGAGGGTATAAACGATAAGCTAAGTAAAGTTGTTCAATCGGCTATTGATTATACAAAAGTTGACTTTGGTGTAACTTGTGGACTCAGAACTATAGAAGAACAGAAAGAATTAGTAGAGTCAGGTGCATCGCAAACAATGAACAGTAAGCATCTTGATGGTAACGCTGTAGATCTTGTTGCGTACATAGGCCCCAAAATAAGTTGGGAGTTGAATGTCTATGATGATGTTGCCGAAGCTATGAAAACAGCAGCTATGGAACATGACCTGTCAATACGTTGGGGTGCAGCATGGCATGTTGAAGATATACGAGACTGGGGAGGAACTATGGAAGAACTTATGCTTGCTTATATTGATTTACGTAGGCGACAAGGCAAGCGCCCATTTATAGATGCCCCACATTTTGAGGTGACATAATGGCATCAGTTAAGTTATTAAAATTCCTAGGTGAAGCACCAAGAATAACCACAGAGTTGTTACCTGATGGTGCAGCTCAAACAGCGTATAATACTAAGCTATACTCTGGAGATTTAATACCTTATAGAAAACCTGTGTTTGATCAGAACATAGGACGCACAGGTACAGTAAAAACTGTATATCCGTTAACTAGCCCTACAGGTGTTGTAAAATGGTTATCTTGGAATACTAGTGTTGATATTGTTAAAGCGTCACAAGGTGATGCATTTGAAGAAGATGAACAAAGATTTTATTACACAGGTGATGGCCCACCTAAAGTGTCAACTTATGATTTAGCTACTTCTGGTTCTGGCCCATACCCTGCAACTAATTCTTTTTACCAGCTAGGCTTACCATTACCTACAGTACAACCTACTACGTCAGTTACAGCGTTTAATACATTAGATTCAGTATCATTTTCTAGAGACTCAGCTAACCAATCTACTGTTGTAACTAATGGAAACCACAACATTAAAACTGGTAATATCATAACAGTGCGTGATTTTACAGGTACTGTCCCAGAAACATTTAACGCAACTAACGTTACCGCTACAGTACTTAGTCCTACTAGCTTACAATATTTTAATACTGGTGATAACGTTTCAGTTACATCAGACACTAACGGTAGAATTGATCTTGCGGGTACGACTCAAGCCCGAAACTACGTATACAGTTGGATTACACCTTGGGGTGAAGAGTCGATACCTTCTGATCCATCAGATAGTGATTTTCTAAAAGAAGGTCAGGTTGTAACACTTACTAACCTACCTTCAACACCACCTACTGTTCCTGCTCAAAATTTTATACGTGGGATTAGACTGTATCGTACAATACCTACAGCATCAGGTACAGCTTACTACAAACTTACTGACGCTTGGTATCCTGTGTCAGTAGCTACAGTAGCTAGATCAACTAACGTAGCAACAGTTGAGTTTGCCGATTATCATAACTTAGCACAGGGTGACAGATTCAAAATATCTGGTTGTACTGATACTACGTTTAACGTGACAGATGGTATAGTTCTTTCTGTTACTGGTAATAAAACTATTACATACACAAGTTCTGGTTCAGATAAAACTACTACAGCAGATACTACGGGCAAAAAATACCATGATGTTGCTGAGTCTATAGATGATGCAGCCAGATATTATGGTGATCCGACTTTAACTAACCCTTATCATTTTGTTGACGACTTTCTGTTTAGTAATCTTTCTACTATATTAGGTAGTGCTGATAACGATCCACCACCAGAGAATATGCAGGGTTTAGCGCTTGCATCTAACGGTATATTTGTAGGATTTTTTGGAAACCAAATATGTTTCTCTCTACCGTACCAGCCATATGCGTGGCCCGCTAAATTCAGACTTACTACAGAGTATAACATTGTAGCCCTTGGAGTTGCTGCTGGTTTTATTGTGGCTTTAACAGAAGAAAATGCGTATCAAGTTACTGGTAGTACACCACAGAATATGGATATTGCTAAGATTGATACACCGTATCCGTGCTTGTCTAAAGACTCCGTTGTAAACATGGGGTTTGGTGTAATGTTTTCTACGTATGCAGGTATGGCAGTGTATAGTCCAGCTACAGGGTTAGATTTAATTACTAAGTTTGTGCATGACTGGGATACGTGGAATGCTACAGTTGATCCTAGAACTGTTGTAGGAGCTTACTATAATGGTAAGTACTTTGGATCTCATTCAGCAGGTTCTTTTATATTTGAGCAAGACCAAAGAATTGGAGGGTATTTTGTATCTGTGGATTACACGTTTACTGCGGCATATGCAGATCCCGATACAAACAACTTCTATTATGTAGCAGGGCAGCAAGGTGATTTGTTTGAATGGGATAAAGGCACAGAACCACTTGCTCCGCTAGAGTGGAAGTCAAAAACAATCACAACAAAAGATTATCTTAACTTGGGTGCGGCTAGGGTTATTGCTGATTATGCAACACCTGACTCGCAAACTAATGCTTTAGTTGCTGCAAACGCATTAGTACCGACAAACAATGCTACTGTATGGGCAAACAATCTACAGATAGGAACTGTTAATGGGCCTACTGCAAATGCAAATAATGCTGCCATAACAGAACTTGGCACATTAAATTCAGCACCTATAAATGAAGATAACTTGACATCTTATTTACAAGATGTCCCAGGCGCACTGCCTGTTACCTTTAGATTCTGGGTTAACAAAGTGTTAGTTTATGAAAATACAATATCATCTGACAACATATTTAGATTGCCTACAGGTTACAGAAGTGATACATTTGAAGTGGGAGTGGCTGGATCAGCTAGGATACGAAGTATACACTTAGGTGAGACGCCATTCGGATTGAGGGCATCATAATGGCAACACGTTACGCTGCTATACCAGCAGTACCACAAGGAAACCTAACTGGAGGCGCAACTATCGTATTGATAACATCGCTAAAAGAGAATGTTGAATTGCTTACAGGCACTAGAGGTGAAGACGATTTAGCTAGTAAAGCCGTAGCAATCGACCAAATAAAACTTAGCACTCTTGGTAATCAAGATGCTTTGGCGGTGAATGCAAAAGGGATTGGTTATACTATATCTGGTCAAAAAGTCCCTGATTATGATGATTATATAAAATTATTAAATGATGTGCAGATATTAATGAATGATCTTTTTGCTACTAGAGAAGCATTAGATACACTAATAGCGCAATTAAAAGGTCAAGCATAGGAGGTAACATGGCATATACAAGTAGAAGAAGAGGGGGGTTAAATCCAAGCGTAAACACGCTAAAGCAATCTACTACCCCAGGCGGAACTAGAGTAAACGTATCTCGTAGGGGAGTAATGCAGGCAGCACCATCTAGCCTGACACAGCCTACTGGTATTACAGCCGCTACTGCTAATATTGCAACTCCTGCTGCTCAACAAAGACCTATGGGTGCACAAGCACCAGACTTAGGGCCTTCACTAGATGTACCACCAGCATTAGAAAACCTTATCAAAGGTGGTAATCTACCTATGGTAAATGTGAATGCTGTTCAAAGACCTATTCCTACAGGCACAGGTACAAGCAATAAAGCAGTTCCAGCTTTAGATTATCGTTTTCAGCCTTTTGCATTTGAAGAAGGTGGTATGGTTGGCCCTGGAGGTATGCCCGTGCAACAAGGTATGCCACAGCCTATGAATAAAGCACCTTTAACTCCTGAGCAGATGGATGGTCAGATGGCACAGACTGTTCAAAATAATTCACAGGCTATTCAACAACTGGCTAACGAGTTACAGAATGCTATACAAACTGGTGAGCTTCAAGCTGATCAGGTAAACATGGGATTACAGTTAGCACAGTCTGCTGTTCAAGATCCAAATCTTTACCCGCAGTTACGTGAGTTTGCTCTTAACAACGGTTTGGCAGAACAAGAAGATCTGCCTATGGAGTATGATGAAGGGCTTGCGTTTGTAATTATACTAGCGTGTAAACTTGCATTAGGTATGCCAGTCCCTGGAATGGGACAGCCTATGGAGCAAGGTATGCCTAGTATGAGAAGTGGAGGACAGCTACCTATGGAGAGTCCAAACCCAGGTGGTGGTATTCCTATCATGGCCCATGAAGGTGAGTATGTAATACCTAAAGACGTTGTGGCAAGAAAAGGCACAGAATTTTTTGATAAACTAATACAGGCAAACAATGGTTCAAAAGTCAGCTAACATAGTAGAGTTTCCACAAAACTCATTTGAGCCTTTGCTCCTAAGCACTAAGGAGCATTTCGATAAGTATTGGGCGTACGCTGAACCATATGTTAAAGACTGTCTTGATAAAACTACACATGGTGAAATAGAGACACGCCATATATATGAACGTGCGTTAGCTGCACAGATGTATGTAATTGTAGTTAAATCAGATGCTGGGCCAGAACCACAAGTAAAATTAGTTTTAGTTTTTGAACCACGAATATATCCTAATCTACCTGCTCTTAATCTTTTAGCCATAGGTGGCTCTGACTTAAAAGCTCTTTCAGAAAAATACTGGGAAAAACTTTTAGGTTGGGCATATATGAATGGCGTTAGAGCTATAGAAGGATTAGTTGGAAATCCAGCTATGGAGCGTGTAGTAAAACGTTTAGGATTCAAACCAGTATATACTCATATGAGATTAGATTTAACGGAGGCCCCAGATGAGACAAATTGATTATGTTAGCACTACAGCGCTAACACCCATAAACTTAGAACCTTACACTGAACATGGTGGTGGCGGGTTTAAGAAACTTGTATCGGTAGTTGCGATTGTTGCTATACCGATTGCAGCACCTATCATTGCTGGTTCAATAGGTTTGTCAACAGCAATCGGTTCTGCCATGGCTTCAGGTTTAGTTGGTGCAGGTTTAGGTGCAGCAGTTGGATCATATACTGGGCAAGGCATGAGAGCTGGTGCAATAATGGGTGGGCTTAGCGGAGCTTTGGCAGGGTATAGTAACCCAGGGGTATCCCGAGGTGGCGTTCAAAATCAACCATTTGCTGGTGAGTATTTCCGTCCTGAAGCATACCAACAGCAAGTGTATGCAGACTTTTATGGCCCAGGTGCTGTTATGGATGGCTCTACAGGTCAATATATAACAGATAGCGCAGGTAATGTTGTAGGTGAAGCATCAACAGGTGTTACTTCTCAACAGCCTTCGTCTTTTGTAGATGGTGGTACAACTACAAGTACTATAAATACTCAGCCTGTTAATGTTAGCGGCACTGCTAGTAGTGGACAACTTTCAAATGCAGTCTATACACCAGGGGTAGATGGTGGAGGTGTTACCACTGCAAGTCTCCCTGGCTCAAGTATGGCGGGCAATCAAACATTACAAAACCTAGGTACACAAACACAGGCAGCAAACCAAGCTAGTCTTCTATCTCGAACAGGTTCAGAGATTGCTGCTAGATTTACAGATCCTAAAGCATTAGCAGATGTATCTATTCAGGCGGGTATTAATCTAATCGGTGCAGAGCTAATGGGTGTCGGCGATATGTCCGATGAAGAAAAAGAACTTTTAGCAATGCAAAAGCAACAAATGGAAGAGCTTAAAGCCAGAGATAAAGAAGCATATGATTTTGCAATGAAACGAGCAAATGAGTTATATGCTATGGGTCAACGATTTGATCCAGAACAATTAGCTAGACAGTATTATGGAAAAGCCTCTCAAAGAGCAGGTTTAGCTAAACGAGATGCATTGCGTAATATCAACCCAGCAAACACAGCTCTAAGAGCTGCAGAAGAAAGACGTTTTAATCTTGGTGCAGCTGCTAATACAGGCTCAGCTTATGATAGAGGTATGATAGCTGGACTTAATCAACAAGCAAACTACCTAAATAAGTCAGCTGCTGCGTTCCCGAATCAAGGTGGTAATTATAGTGCTGCACTGACAGGGCTTAACCAAACGTACGCAAATCTAGCAAAGAAAAAATCAGCTGCCCAACAAGGATTTAATCAGATGTTCGGGGCATTTGGAGTATCAGGCGGAGATGGTAATGACGATTATCGTGCAGGGCTAAGAGACGGGTTGTTTGGTACACGGAATACGTTTAGATTCTCATAGGAGGGAAGCATGGCTTTATTAGATTTTTTAGCATCTGCGCTTCCTTCTAACCCACAGGAAGTAGACGCTTTTAACACTGGTGCAAACCAGTATATGAATCGTAGACGCTTGGGTTTAGAAAATCAAAGGCTGCAACGAGAGGAAAACTTTCGTAAACTACAGATGGGTAATGTAATCCCACCTGCACAATTTGATACAAGTCAGTTAAGTGGTCAGATAAACACTGGCCTTAAAGATGTTCCTATAGAGAATCCCGAGCTTGGATTTACGCCTATCCCAGGCGCTGGTAACATGAAACCAAGACTAGGGCCTCCTGATGGAACATTTAACACAGGAGAAAAACCTACTGCAGGTTTAGATACCAGTAAAACAGTCATTGTCCCTGGAGATGAAAAAGGAAGTGGGTCTCAAGATCAGATAACAAAGCCTGAGTTTGGTGGCCCAGATTTGTCAATATTATTTCCACAAGGTATTACACAAAAAGACGATGCATCAGATGAAGAAAAAGAAGCACTACATGTATTCGGACAACCTTGGAAAATTATGGATAAAAATGGTGGTAAGATCCTTGTCCATAATGGTGTTGAGTATAACATTGTAGATGTTTTTAAGGATGGCAGTTCGTTTGTTCTTCAAGATAGATATGGCAGAAACACTGCGCCTCCTGCTCTACAAAACGCATTTACTCAGGGTCGTGCTAAAGGTATTACAAACACTGAGATAGTACCCGAAGATGCAACTGTTGAAACAAAAGCAGGTGCAGGTGCTATACGAAACAAATTTGTAAACAACGCAGTAAAAGCAGTCGACAACGACAGATTTAGAAACCTCCAAACGGAGATGACTATAGAGCAGGCTAGGTTGCTTGGCGTTGATCAGGGTAAAGCATTATCACTATTAGCAATCGAGTCTAATTTTGGTGGTGTAGATTTTACAAAAGGCCCAGCAAGAGGGGCGTTACAGATAGAAGAACCTGCGTATAAAGATGTCAAAGCATTCTATGCAGGTAAGACTCCAGCAGGTGTAGATGCTGCAGAATGGGCAAAACTAAAGCAAGCCGCAGCCCAACTACCAAAAAGTTTTCTCCAGCTAACTGACAATAGAGATCAGATTACAGCTGGGTTGTTATATTTTAGATTGATAGGATTCAAAGGAGTAGCCCCTGAGTTTCAAGGAGCTGCGTATAACGATGGGTACGGTAAATTTATAGGTATTAACTCACTTAAAGATGTAAAGAATTTTGCCAAAGGGCATGATTTCAAATCAGTAAACACATATAACCAAGCGTTTTTAAGTCTAAATGGTTATCTAAATAAAGTAGGTAACTATTACTATCCTGTTGGTGGTAATCAACCACCAGTAGCTAAAGTTGGCCCAGCCTCTGGAACGACTACTACAACTACAGGTAATACTGGTGGTACTGCAAATGCAGCTCCAAGCACTGTTACTACAAACAATCAAACAGTAGTAGATAACACTGGTAGAGCTATGAACGTTCAACCACAGAACGTAACAGATAGTGGTGCAGGTAAAGATAAAAGTGTTGTAACTGAAAATCTAAAAAAGCCAGACGATGGTGCGAAACGAATACAGAAGTTAGCTAGTGTACCTGACAGGTTAGGGTTTGAGTTTCAGAAAGCTATGGAAAACAGAAACATCTTAGCTCAAACTTTACAGAATATGCAAAAAGCAGGACTTACAGGAATAAACAGACCCGAGTATCAGAAGGGTATAGCTGATATTATGCTGCTTGATTCAATGCTGTATGTAATGCAATCAGAGGATGCACTTATGTCCTTTGAGATGTCAGGTAATCCAGCAAGATTGAACGCTGTGATGGATGCGTTTACTGGTGGAGGAGCATTAATACAAGCTAGAAACGATGGTAAGTTTGATTTTGTACGACCTGATGGCACAGTTATCTCAGGTTTAGAAGGGTTGTCAGCAGGACAAGTTAAACTAAATGCACGTACTATTTTTGATAAGAAGTATAGGCAGTCTATTGAAGCAGCAACAACAAAGAGAAATGAAGCTATCTTTGAATCTAAGCTAAAACAAATTGAAGAAGCCGCAAAGATTAACGCACAAGCTCAAGCAGATATGATTAAAGAATTAGTAAAAACACAAACTAACATGGATATGAAAGTTGAAGACAGCGGTAGACTTATAATTACTTCTAAAGGTGGCAAACCAATAGCAGCATTTCAAAAACAGTTTGTTGAAGAAACAACACCTGATGGCGATACTATAGAACTAGAAAAGTATGTATCTATTCCTATCGACAGTTTTGATTTTGGGGTTGGTAATAGCTACATGGATCAAATAGCTAATATAGGTAAAGGGAAATGATATGGCTGTTGAGGATCTAAACCCTTACGGTCAAGCAGGGCTACAATCATTCCAATCAAGAACATTAGATGCTATGGACGCCAGTCCTGATGTAGCTAGGGTTACAGACAATTATTCTATATATGGCATGGATCAGCTTGCAGCACCTAATACAGCTGATCTAGCAGCTTTTGGTGCGGCTTTAGTTCAAGAGCCTGATATAAAAGAACCTAGCGTTGGGTTCAACAAAACTACAAACCAAGTGTTTGTTAATGGTCTTACCTTTGATGCTGACGATTACCAAACTGCAGACAGATCTGCTAGTGCGGAATACCTAGAAAGAACACCTACAGGATTACCTAGTGGGTTTGATCGTATGTCTCCTGAGGTGTATGGAGAATACATCAGGAACATAAGAGACCCAGGCAAACTACGCCTGATGGGTAAGAATTTTGGTATTGGTGTCGATAACCTACAAATGTTAGGTGGTGCTGGGGCAGTTTTTTTAGGTGATTCACTAGGACTTGAGAGTCTTAGCGGTTTTGGCAGAGATGTCATTACACAACAACAAGAA